AAATCGCGTAACCAACATGAATACAGAGTTTAATAATTTCGCATTAACAGATTTTAAAAGACGCCAGTGACATCCCATGAAAGTACTTAAACAAATCTGGAAGTTCCTGCGAACCCTGATCCGTATCCTTACGGGTGTAGAAGCAGCAGTAAACGGCAAAGGCTGCAAATGCCCTGACGAAAAATCAGGCACAGAACGTGGAAAGCCCCACACACCCGGACATGACCAACCCGCAGATTCCTGACAGAGGCGAAAACACACCGAAAAAAACAACCAACCATTTTAATACACACAACTATGAAAAAGATTATCGAGAGTGTCAGAAACAACGTTATGAAATGGCTCGGCAGCGAGGCCGGAGCCGGGGCTGTCGCCCTTATGATACTGATGATGGCAGCATGGCTGCTGGGATGGATAATGGGCCATGCCATGGGTGGCGTCACCCAGATTTTCGAACAGTCGGCCTATGGGATGCATGGAGCCACCGCCTACGGGTTCCAAGGCGCACCGACCCTTCCGGGCGCATTCGCGGCAGCCGTGGTGGCAGGCGTTGCAGGTGTAGGGCGCCATATCGACGGCACCCCGCTCACAACCAACATAGCCGACACCGTGTCGCCGGGACTGCTACGCAACGAAATCGACGACCGCATCGTAAAGATACGCCCCATGTCGACCCCGCTCGACCAGATTTCACGCTACGGCGGCGCACGGCTCTGCGGCTCGATGAAGGTTGAATACTACTCGGTCGACACAAAACCGGCTTCAGCCCGGCTGACTGCGGCAGTACCTGCTCCCGACGGCCGTGGTTCGGGCTACATCCAGGTCGCGCTCGAAACCGACAACAACGCTATCTTCCAACCCACCACCACCCTGATTGTGCCCGGTGTGAAAAGCTCCTCAGGCGGCTCGCTGGTGCTGTATGTGGTAAGCAACGACAACACTGCCACCGGGCTCAAGGTCGTGGCCGTAAACAACAAGGCGGGTCAGACCTTCGCCCTCCCCGCCATCGCAGCCGGGACGGAGATAGTGCGCATGGGGCGTGCCGCCACCGAACTCGACGTAATGACCTCGCAGTTCGAGGCGTTACCTACGAAATCCGACAATTTGTGCCAGATTTTCAAGGCCCAGGTAGAACAATCAACCTTTATGAAAATCGCCAACAAGGAGGTGGGCTGGACATTCTCCGACCAGGAGGAGGCCGCGATTATCGACATGCGCATGGGGATGGAGAAAAACTTCCTGTTCGGCCATAAAACCCGCTTCACCGACCCGGCCAAAGGTGAAGAGGTGCTGCTCACCGGCGGCATATGGAACCAGACCGACAACGAATTCACCTACGACCCCTCACAGGCCATCGACGAGGAATGGATGGTGCGCCTGTGCCGCCAGGCTTTCAGCCATAACGCCGGGTCGTCGAAAAAAGTGTTGCTCGCCGGTTCCGACCTCGTTGAGAAACTGCACCTTGCCGGGGCGCAACGGGTTATGGTCAACGATGCCGCAGTGACCAAATGGGGACTTGACTTCACGGAAATCCACTCGAAGTTCGGCACTCTCTACGTGCTGCTTTCGGAAGTGTTCGACCAATGCGGCATGGGGTCGGGCGGCATGGTCATCGACCCGGAATATATCACCAAGTACTGCCATGTGCCTTTCCGCACCGAGCGGCTCAACCTGAGGCAGAGCGGCGTGCGCAACGTCGACGCCATAGTGATTACCGAAGCAAGCTGCCTGGTGCTGCGCTACCCGCAGAGCCACATGAAAATCACCACAAAAACCGCCTGAACATGAGGTTGGAACTGACTAAAAACGAAATGCTGGCGCTTTGGAAGCGCCGGCATTTTCTTGAACCGCTCCGCGCCGACTGCCGCATAGAGCGTTCCGACGGTGTCGACCTCGACGCTATCGCCACGGAGGAGATGCGGCTGTGGTATCTGAAGCAGCTGGCCGAAGCCCCGCCCGACATGCTGGCCCCGTCCGACCTGGCAATGACGGCCAAAGTGCGCCGGTCGCCGCAAGGAACCGGCCTGATAACCCTTCCCGGCAATGTCGTCAGGGTCATCGCAGTCAGACTCGGCGGCTGGGAATGCCAGGCAAGGATACTCCCCGCCGGAAGCCGTGATGAACAACGTGCCGGGAACCGCTTTGCACGCGGAGGCGTGGCCGACCCCTCGGCAGTGCTACGCCCAGGCAACATCCTTGAACTATTCTCGCTCGACTCGCCACACACCATCCCGGTGGTCGACATCCTTACAGTAATCGAAGACCCCGGTCCCGACATCTACATCATGGATGAACGGCTCGTGGAGCGAATGCAGCCAATTATCTAAGAGAGTGTTTGGATTTAAACCAGACACTCTCTAAAAGCCAACCGATATATTATGGAAAACGATACAATAAAGGCACGGCGCGTGCTTGAAGAGGCACACGCCGCATGGACACGAATGGCACCCGTAAGGGAAAGACGCCGCCGCTATGTGCGCTACACCTATGGCGACCAATGGAGCGACCTGGTGAAAGACCGTTCGGGCAAATGGATGCAGGAGCGGCAACAGCTCACCGTGGGCGGACGCGAACCCCTGAGCAACAACCTCATCCGCCGGATGGTAAAAGCCGTCGTGGGCCGTTACCGCATGAATACGGATGCGGCAGCGGATAAGGATGGGCTGACAACGGCCGGCCGATGCCTGCCCGACATCAACAATCTCGACGAACTCGATGCACGAACCCTCGAAGAATTCCTTATCTCAGGAATAGCGGTGCACCGCGTGTGGCACGAAAGGCGCACACAGGCCGAAGGCATATGGGTCGACCCTGTGTCGCCCGACCGCTTTTTCATCAACGCCGTACGCGACCCCCGCGTATGCGACACAGAACTGGCGGGGCGCATCACCGACATGTCGCCGGGTGAAATGCTGATGCGCTTCGCCCGTGGCGACAGGCAAAGAGCCTCGACACTGCGCACACTCTATGCCGCCATCGAAGGGAGCGCGACCCCGTTCGGATGCCCGTCAGGCACCGGCACTGACGAGGATTTTTTCCATGCCCCGCCGGGACGATGCCGAGTAATCGAAGTGTGGACGCTCGAATGTCGCGAAGCCCTCAGGTGCCACGACCCGCTGGAAGCAACATTCGCACTGGTGCCGGTAGGCGAAGAGGGCGCTATTGCACGCATAAACGCCTCGCGCCGACGGCACAAACTACCTGCGATTTCCACACGCTGGGAAGCGGTCACCACATGGCGATGCCGCATGATGGCTCCCGACGGCACCGTGCTCGACGAATTCGACTCCCCCCTGAAAAACGGCTCGCACCCGTTCGCCATAAAACTATACCCTATGGTCGACGGCGACGTGCATTCACTCGTGGAGGATGTAATCGACCAGCAACGCTACGTCAACCGACTTATAACCCTTATAGACCGCATGATGGGAACGGCGGCAAAAGGGGTGCTGCTTTTCCCGACAGGGTGCAAGCTCGAGGGACAGAAATGGCAGGAGGTGGCCGACATATGGGCCGACCCGGGCGGGGTGATACCCTACCGCCCCTACCAGGGAGCCGAACCCCACCAGGTTGTGACACCGATGGCTGATTTCGGGGCACGCGACCTGTTGCAGACACAAATCGGATTGTTCGAGGATGTGTCGGGGGTAAGCGAGGCGCTGATGGGCAAATCGGTAAGCGGGGTTGTGGGGGTGGAGCGCTATGAAAGCGAGGTGCGCAATGCATCCGTGGCAGTAAACGACCTTTTGAAAACCTTCGCCGACTTCACAGCCTCAAGAAACACACTTATGCAACAATTCGACTGCAAATTTTAACTTAGATGGGCGCGATTCCGGCACTGGTGCCGACGTATCTTTGCAACGTGGGTACTGACGGCGACCCCGCAGTCACAACCGCAGCACACCTGCACAATCTTTAAACCTTCATTATATACATGGCCGACGGTGGCAACGGGCGCAATCCATGCGCTGCGCCCGCACCACCCAGGCTTATTTAGAGATTGTCTAAAATTTTTTCCAAAAGATTTTTAGACAATCTATTAATCTAGGAATGTTATGGAAAACTTCAACAAACGGAACGAGGACTTTTTCAACGTGGTATGCAAAATCCAGCGCGAGGGGGTGGCAGGCCGCCCGGTGTCGGTGCACTATGCGGTGCGCAAGGCAATAGGCCGTGAAGCACCGTCGTTCTATCTCACCCGCGAACATGTGTGGAAACGCCTCCATGAACGCCGACGCCGCCTGCCGCCGAAAGAGAAACCCCACCGGCGCCGCATGTGGGAGGAAATCGAATCCGCATTGAAAACTCGGATAGCACAACATCCCGGCGAGGATGCATGGGTGGCTCTCGACCACGTGCTTGCCCACCACCGCCCTTCGGGCTTCTTCATAACCGAGGAATATGCACGCAAGCTGGTTTACCGTATGATGCGAGGGAAAGTATGACACAGGGAACAGAGGGGGGAAGTCAAAATGACTTCCATATTTATGTTTTGACCTTAAGAGATTCTGACTGATGGAAATGAATGTAAAACTTAGCGCGAAAGCTATAACCGATGAAATGATGGCCTTGACAGCCCTCAGGAACGTGACCATGGAAAACAACGGCCGCAACGGCACGCCGCTGCTGACCCGCGACCACCTGCCGGGCCTAAGGGTCATAATGCGGATGGTCTTCGCCGAAACCGTTATCGGGCTAGGCAGCCTGGTGGAAGGGTGCGACATCGACGAAGAAGACCCGCAACCGTCGCTACCCTATAGCGACGAATCACCCATGCAACTGGGGCTGGCTCTGAGGAATGCCGCCGATATGACATCCGGACAGCTTCTGGCCGTGAAACGACAACTGGAGCATCTTGTAGCGGCAGGCACACTGGGATGGGTGGCCGCAGATGCCGACTCCGAATTTGCCCGCACCCTGCAGCAACAACGCGAAGGAACGCTGGCAGCCCTGCGCGACACCCTGGCCGAACAGGCTGCCGCCCTTAGCATAACCCCGTGGCCATGACCCATATACATTATCAGGCAACAAAGGCATGCGGTGTGTCAAATCCGGATTTGACACACCGCATGCCTTTGTTGCCTGATAATGTATATGGGTCATGGCCACGGGGTTATGCTAAGGGCGGCAGCCTGTTCGGCCAGGGTGTCGCGCAGGGCTGCCAGCGTTCCTTCGCGTTGTTGCTGCAGGGTGCGGGCAAATTCGGAGTCGGCATCTGCGGCCACCCATCCCAGTGTGCCTGCCGCTACAAGATGCTCCAGTTGTCGTTTCACGGCCAGAAGCTGTCCGGATGTCATATCGGCGGCATTCCTCAGAGCCAGCCCCAGTTGCATGGGTGATTCGTCGCTATAGGGTAGCGACGGTTGCGGGTCTTCTTCGTCGATGTCGCACCCTTCCACCAGGCTGCCTAGCCCGATAACGGTTTCGGCGAAGACCATCCGCATTATGACCCTTAGGCCCGGCAGGTGGTCGCGGGTCAGCAGCGGCGTGCCGTTGCGGCCGTTGTTTTCCATGGTCACGTTCCTGAGGGCTGTCAAGGCCATCATTTCATCGGTTATAGCTTTCGCGCTAAGTTTTACATTCATTTCCATCAGTCAGAATCTCTTAAGGTCAAAACATAAATATGGAAGTCATTTTGACTTCCCCCCTCTGTTCCCTGTGTCATACTTTCCCTCGCATCATACGGTAAACCAGCTTGCGTGCATATTCCTCGGTTATGAAGAAGCCCGAAGGGCGGTGGTGGGCAAGCACGTGGTCGAGAGCCACCCATGCATCCTCGCCGGGATGTTGTGCTATCCGAGTTTTCAATGCGGATTCGATTTCCTCCCACATGCGGCGCCGGTGGGGTTTCTCTTTCGGCGGCAGGCGGCGTCGGCGTTCATGGAGGCGTTTCCACACATGTTCGCGGGTGAGATAGAACGACGGTGCTTCACGGCCTATTGCCTTGCGCACCGCATAGTGCACCGACACCGGGCGGCCTGCCACCCCCTCGCGCTGGATTTTGCATACCACGTTGAAAAAGTCCTCGTTCCGTTTGTTGAAGTTTTCCATAACATTCCTAGATTAATAGATTGTCTAAAAATCTTTTGGAAAAAATTTTAGACAATCTCTAAATAAGCCTGGGTGGTGCGGGCGCAGCGCATGGATTGCGCCCGTTGCCACCGTCGGCCATGTATATAATGAAGGTTTAAAGATTGTGCAGGTGTGCTGCGGTTGTGACTGCGGGGTCGCCGTCAGTACCCACGTTGCAAAGATACGTCGGCACCAGTGCCGGAATCGCGCCCATCTAAGTTAAAATTTGCAGTCGAATTGTTGCATAAGTGTGTTTCTTGAGGCTGTGAAGTCGGCGAAGGTTTTCAAAAGGTCGTTTACTGCCACGGATGCATTGCGCACCTCGCTTTCATAGCGCTCCACCCCCACAACCCCGCTTACCGATTTGCCCATCAGCGCCTCGCTTACCCCCGACACATCCTCGAACAATCCGATTTGTGTCTGCAACAGGTCGCGTGCCCCGAAATCAGCCATCGGTGTCACAACCTGGTGGGGTTCGGCTCCCTGGTAGGGGCGGTAGGGTATCACCCCGCCCGGGTCGGCCCATATGTCGGCCACCTCCTGCCATTTCTGTCCCTCGAGCTTGCACCCTGTCGGGAAAAGCAGCACCCCTTTTGCCGCCGTTCCCATCATGCGGTCTATAAGGGTTATAAGTCGGTTGACGTAGCGTTGCTGGTCGATTACATCCTCCACGAGTGAATGCACGTCGCCGTCGACCATAGGGTATAGTTTTATGGCGAACGGGTGCGAGCCGTTTTTCAGGGGGGAGTCGAATTCGTCGAGCACGGTGCCGTCGGGAGCCATCATGCGGCATCGCCATGTGGTGACCGCTTCCCAGCGTGTGGAAATCGCAGGTAGTTTGTGCCGTCGGCGCGAGGCGTTTATGCGTGCAATAGCGCCCTCTTCGCCTACCGGCACCAGTGCGAATGTTGCTTCCAGCGGGTCGTGGCACCTGAGGGCTTCGCGACATTCGAGCGTCCACACTTCGATTACTCGGCATCGTCCCGGCGGGGCATGGAAAAAATCCTCGTCAGTGCCGGTGCCTGACGGGCATCCGAACGGGGTCGCGCTCCCTTCGATGGCGGCATAGAGTGTGCGCAGTGTCGAGGCTCTTTGCCTGTCGCCACGGGCGAAGCGCATCAGCATTTCACCCGGCGACATGTCGGTGATGCGCCCCGCCAGTTCTGTGTCGCATACGCGGGGGTCGCGTACGGCGTTGATGAAAAAGCGGTCGGGCGACACAGGGTCGACCCATATGCCTTCGGCCTGTGTGCGCCTTTCGTGCCACACGCGGTGCACCGCTATTCCTGAGATAAGGAATTCTTCGAGGGTTCGTGCATCGAGTTCGTCGAGATTGTTGATGTCGGGCAGGCATCGGCCGGCCGTTGTCAGCCCATCCTTATCCGCTGCCGCATCCGTATTCATGCGGTAACGGCCCACGACGGCTTTTACCATCCGGCGGATGAGGTTGTTGCTCAGGGGTTCGCGTCCGCCCACGGTGAGCTGTTGCCGCTCCTGCATCCATTTGCCCGAACGGTCTTTCACCAGGTCGCTCCATTGGTCGCCATAGGTGTAGCGCACATAGCGGCGGCGTCTTTCCCTTACGGGTGCCATTCGTGTCCATGCGGCGTGTGCCTCTTCAAGCACGCGCCGTGCCTTTATTGTATCGTTTTCCATAATATATCGGTTGGCTTTTAGAGAGTGTCTGGTTTAAATCCAAACACTCTCTTAGATAATTGGCTGCATTCGCTCCACGAGCCGTTCATCCATGATGTAGATGTCGGGACCGGGGTCTTCGATTACTGTAAGGATGTCGACCACCGGGATGGTGTGTGGCGAGTCGAGCGAGAATAGTTCAAGGATGTTGCCTGGGCGTAGCACTGCCGAGGGGTCGGCCACGCCTCCGCGTGCAAAGCGGTTCCCGGCACGTTGTTCATCACGGCTTCCGGCGGGGAGTATCCTTGCCTGGCATTCCCAGCCGCCGAGTCTGACTGCGATGACCCTGACGACATTGCCGGGAAGGGTTATCAGGCCGGTTCCTTGCGGCGACCGGCGCACTTTGGCCGTCATTGCCAGGTCGGACGGGGCCAGCATGTCGGGCGGGGCTTCGGCCAGCTGCTTCAGATACCACAGCCGCATCTCCTCCGTGGCGATAGCGTCGAGGTCGACACCGTCGGAACGCTCTATGCGGCAGTCGGCGCGGAGCGGTTCAAGAAAATGCCGGCGCTTCCAAAGCGCCAGCATTTCGTTTTTAGTCAGTTCCAACCTCATGTTCAGGCGGTTTTTGTGGTGATTTTCATGTGGCTCTGCGGGTAGCGCAGCACCAGGCAGCTTGCTTCGGTAATCACTATGGCGTCGACGTTGCGCACGCCGCTCTGCCTCAGGTTGAGCCGCTCGGTGCGGAAAGGCACATGGCAGTACTTGGTGATATATTCCGGGTCGATGACCATGCCGCCCGACCCCATGCCGCATTGGTCGAACACTTCCGAAAGCAGCACGTAGAGAGTGCCGAACTTCGAGTGGATTTCCGTGAAGTCAAGTCCCCATTTGGTCACTGCGGCATCGTTGACCATAACCCGTTGCGCCCCGGCAAGGTGCAGTTTCTCAACGAGGTCGGAACCGGCGAGCAACACTTTTTTCGACGACCCGGCGTTATGGCTGAAAGCCTGGCGGCACAGGCGCACCATCCATTCCTCGTCGATGGCCTGTGAGGGGTCGTAGGTGAATTCGTTGTCGGTCTGGTTCCATATGCCGCCGGTGAGCAGCACCTCTTCACCTTTGGCCGGGTCGGTGAAGCGGGTTTTATGGCCGAACAGGAAGTTTTTCTCCATCCCCATGCGCATGTCGATAATCGCGGCCTCCTCCTGGTCGGAGAATGTCCAGCCCACCTCCTTGTTGGCGATTTTCATAAAGGTTGATTGTTCTACCTGGGCCTTGAAAATCTGGCACAAATTGTCGGATTTCGTAGGTAACGCCTCGAACTGCGAGGTCATTACGTCGAGTTCGGTGGCGGCACGCCCCATGCGCACTATCTCCGTCCCGGCTGCGATGGCGGGGAGGGCGAAGGTCTGACCCGCCTTGTTGTTTACGGCCACGACCTTGAGCCCGGTGGCAGTGTTGTCGTTGCTTACCACATACAGCACCAGCGAGCCGCCTGAGGAGCTTTTCACACCGGGCACAATCAGGGTGGTGGTGGGTTGGAAGATAGCGTTGTTGTCGGTTTCGAGCGCGACCTGGATGTAGCCCGAACCACGGCCGTCGGGAGCAGGTACTGCCGCAGTCAGCCGGGCTGAAGCCGGTTTTGTGTCGACCGAGTAGTATTCAACCTTCATCGAGCCGCAGAGCCGTGCGCCGCCGTAGCGTGAAATCTGGTCGAGCGGGGTCGACATGGGGCGTATCTTTACGATGCGGTCGTCGATTTCGTTGCGTAGCAGTCCCGGCGACACGGTGTCGGCTATGTTGGTTGTGAGCGGGGTGCCGTCGATATGGCGCCCTACACCTGCAACGCCTGCCACCACGGCTGCCGCGAATGCGCCCGGAAGGGTCGGTGCGCCTTGGAACCCGTAGGCGGTGGCTCCATGCATCCCATAGGCCGACTGTTCGAAAATCTGGGTGACGCCACCCATGGCATGGCCCATTATCCATCCCAGCAGCCATGCTGCCATCATCAGTATCATAAGGGCGACAGCCCCGGCTCCGGCCTCGCTGCCGAGCCATTTCATAACGTTGTTTCTGACACTCTCGATAATCTTTTTCATAGTTGTGTGTATTAAAATGGTTGGTTGTTTTTTTCGGTGTGTTTTCGCCTCTGTCAGGAATCTGCGGGTTGGTCATGTCCGGGTGTGTGGGGCTTTCCACGTTCTGTGCCTGATTTTTCGTCAGGGCATTTGCAGCCTTTGCCGTTTACTGCTGCTTCTACACCCGTAAGGATACGGATCAGGGTTCGCAGGAACTTCCAGATTTGTTTAAGTACTTTCATGGGATGTCACTGGCGTCTTTTAAAATCTGTTAATGCGAAATTATTAAACTCTGTATTCATGTTGGTTACGCGATTT